CCATCTGAGGAGGCATCAGCATGAATTTAGAATTAAAGAGATTTAGTTCACAAAATGATTCTACTTTAGGATTACTTTTTGTTGATGGTGAATTTGAATGCTTTGTGTTAGAGGATGAATACAGAGATGTAAAAGTTAAAGGTGAAACAAGAATACCTTGTGGCTCTTATGACATCAAAAAACGTGAAGTACTAAGTGGATTAACCAAAAAGTATAGGGCAAAATTTGATTGGTTTGATTACCATTTTGAAATACAAGACGTAAAAAACTTTAACTATGTATATTTGCATATAGGAAATGACACATCTAACACCGATGGTTGTCTGCTCCTAAATAATGGTATAAAATCTAATGCACATGGGTTAAGCCAAAAGAATAACGGCACAGATAGCACATCAGCATTTAAGAGATTATACCAAAAGATGAGTAAAAATGAATGTATAACAATTAATATAACAGACAATGTTTGAAAACAAAACAATCACATTTAAGGAGGCAGAGGATTATCACAAAGGTTTAATGATTTTAACTAGTGCGGTAGAAGCCTCAGAAAAAGGAGTAGGTTTAGATTTAACCTACAAACTAATACAAGGATTAAAAAAGATTGAGGAGCAAGTTGAATCAATCAATAAGGCTAGGACTAAATTATACGAGGTTTACGGCACTTTAGATGATAAAGGTGTACTTACACCACATAAAGGAAAAGAAGAGATTCTAGAGCCTCTAAATAAGGATGTTGAAGAGTTCTTGGCTAAAGAAGATGAATTTAGTTTAATTAAGGATAAAATTAAAGTAGAGGATATAAAACATCTCATATTAAAGCCAAGTTTCTTGCTTTTATGGGACAAATATCTTGAAGGATTAGAAGAATATGAATGATACTAGTAAGAATGTAAGAGCGTATATATATGGGTTACTAGATGGTAATGTAACACATGATGCTAGTGCCGTTCCGGTAGTGGCTAAACCAACCGATCTTACTGATTATCCTTACATAGTAGTTCAATCATCTAATTTTGCTGATGATAGTTTAAAAGATAGGTTTTATGGTGTGCATGAAGTAGAGATACAAGTTCACACCAAATTTCCACTAAATTTCGGAGGGCAAGATGATTGTGATGATATATCAAATTCAATATTAAATTTAATTAGAACTCGTAATGCTACTTCTAATTTCGGTAACGATACAATGTTTGTATTTAAGCAAACTACACAAAGGTATTTAAATGATGATGATGGGCAATTTGATTATTACACCAAATCATTATTCTTTGATGCAGATGTTATAAGCAATAGTTAATGAATGGAAGTAGCTTACTCTTATATATTGATAACGATAAACTTTTATATTCAAAATCTCACAGTTTTTCGTTTAGTGGGGATACGGTTGACATCTCTACCAAGTTATCAGACATATCTGCAATTGAAGAAAGTTACTTTTGGGAATCTGCAAACTTCAATTGGGAACAACTTGATGAAACTTGGGAAGGTATAGTTAGAAGTCAATCAGTTACCGGTTGGAGTGAAAGTATGCCTAGTTTTCGTTCAGCAAACTTTTCTTCTGAGGGATTATATGTTGTAGATGGAATAACTCAAACGTGGGACACAACAGATTATTATTGGGAGTTGTTTAATGTAGATTGGGAAGATGGTGCAATTGAACCAAATCCAACAACTACTTTAGATAATTTAGTTATTACCGGTGAAGAAGTTAAATTTGAAATATTAGATAGTAATTTAAATTCTGTATTTGTTGGTAGATGCTATGTAGCTAATTATGAATTAGTGGCTGATAATGAAGGATCAATGTTTTATAACGCTGATTTTAGCGTAACAAGTGGGGTAGCATAATTATATATATTTTTTTATTTATCTTTGAGTTAAAATTAACAATATGGCTGCAATTAACGGAACTTCATTAACACTTTACATACCTCAAACAGTAGGATCAACTACATCATGGGTAGCAGTAGGATTATCAAAATCTGCTAGTTTATCTATTTCTGCCGATACTCCGGATATTTCTACTAAAGACAGTAGTGCTTGGACGGAAGTAATGGCGGGTATGAAGAGTTTTAGTATAGATTTTGAGGCATTATTAGATTTAGGAGATGATGCTAGTGCAAATGGATTTGTACCTTTATATACTTATTTTACTGCAAGGACAACAATAAAGGTTGCATTTGGTAAAGATGGTGGATATTGGTATGGAGATGCTATTATATCTTCATTGGAAGAAAGTGCTGAAGCAGAGCAACCGGTAAGTTTTAGTGGTTCTTTAACGGGAACGGGTGCTTTAACTTATGATTCCGGTAATGTAACTTATCCTTAATGATAAATTAAACAATTAAATTTCATGGCAAAAAACAAACACAGAGGTACTTGTATTATAGATATAGGTAGCAAAAAAAGAGGATTAATATTTAATATGAATACCTATGCAATATTTTGTGAGGGTATGGATATTGAATTAGCTGAAATGGATGAGGCATTTGGTGGAAAAAAACAAGCTAAAGCAATATGTTGGTTAATGTATTCCGGATGTGTAGCTTATGATGAAAAGAATAGTAAAACTATTGATTATGATATTCATGATTTTTACGATTGGGTTATGGACATATCTAGTGAGGATACAGAAAAAGTAATGCAAACAATGGTTGGCTCTAAAACTTTAGATAATGATTCTAATAATGGTATGGCAAGAAATGTTATTGAATCAACTAAAGATGATGTAAAAAAAAATTAACTACATTCGATGACATATTAGATCAAGGAATAGGAACGTTGGGTTTATCACCTGACGTTTTTTGGTTATTGACATGGGCAGATTTTATTAGGTTACTAGAGGCACACATACACAACCACAATCAACATTGGGATAGGACAAGATATCAATCTACAATGATAGCTAATTGTGCTATGGGTAGAAAGAAAACAATTGCTCCAAAAGATTTGTTTAGGTTACCACATGATTCTAATGGTAAGAAAAAAACACCATTACCCACAAAAGAAGAAGTTGACAAAATCAAAAATAGGGCAATTAAATTACCTATTTAATATTAATTAAATTTGCTACATGGCTGAAGAAAAATTAACGCTAAAAGCGGTTCTAGAATCATCTCAATTTACAAAAGGAGCAAAAAAAGTAAACACCGCATTAAAAGGTATAGGTAAAGCAGCATCTGCACTTGGAGTTACAATGTCAGTTGCTATGGCAGTAAGAGGCATAAAAGCTATGACAGATATGGCGGGCGAGGCTGAAAAAACTGATTTAAGATTTAAGAGAGTTTTTTCTTCTATGCAATCAGATTCTTCAATGTTTGCAAAAACATTATCTGATGATTTAGGTAGAGTAAAAACAGATATTCAATCGGGAATGGTTTCATTTCAAGCATTTTTTCAAGGATTGGGTTTTGGAGGTAAAGAAGCTGCAAATTATTCTCAAGAAATGCAAGCCTTGTCTTTAGATTTAGCATCATTTTTTCAATTACAAGATTCAAATGCACAAAGAAGATTTTTAGCAGCATTGGCGGGTTCTCCGGAAGTTCTTGATCAATTTGGTATAAACTTAAAAGAGGCTGCTTTACAAGAAGAATTATTTAATATGGGCTTAGACACATCTGTTCAAAAAACGAATGAGATGACAAAAACTACTGCCCGTTTATCTATTATAATGAGAGCAATGACAGATAATGGTATTGTTGGTGATGCAAAAAGAACAATTAACACCTATGCTACTACTGTAACAAGAACAGAAGCCTCATTAAAAGATTTAGCAATATCTATTGGAGATAAATTTATACCCATAGCCAAAATAATGTTAAATATTGTTATTGATTTAGCAGATGAAATGGAAAGATTTTTTAACTCTTCAGAAAAAGAAATAAAACTAAACAAAGAGCAAAAAAAAGAATTTAATGCCATTGCCCAATCAATGTTACAATATGCTAGAGGAACAGAACAACATAAAATACAATTAGAAAGATTACTTCAATTATACCCTAACTTTTTAAGAACACTAAAGGGAACGAATTTTTCTATGAAGGATTTGGAGAAAAGAGTCCAAGATTTAAATGATGCATTTGATTTACATGAAAAAATTGAAAAAAATAATGATGAACTTTTTATAACAAAAAAACGCGTTAAAGAATTAACAGAAAGTATAGGACTTTTAACTTCAAGTAATAACGCCCAAATTACTGCTGCCGGAGATAATCAAGCATTAGTAGGCATGTTAGAACAATCATATCTAGAGTTAACAAATGGTATTGGTGAAAATATAGGAATGTTAGCAGAAAGAGATAAAGCAATAAAAAGAGAAGCTGATTTAACTATAGAACAAACAAGATTAAATAATGAACTAGGAGAATCATATAGAACAATAAAAGGCGAAGCACCTAAAGGCGTACAAAAAGCAGAAGAAAAAGAAAGGCCTCAAATCGCATTGGCAGTAGAACTTGATTCTATATCAATTGCCGATAAGGTATCGGAATTATTAATTAAAATACCCGACAAAATAGCACCTATAACACTTCTTTGGAAAGATTATTTCAGTCTTGGTGGAATTGAGTTTGTAACAGATGGAATACTTAAAAATAGTAAATTAATTCATAAAACTTTTCTTGATCTTGAAAAGACAATGGGAAATGCTCTTGAAGGGTTTGCTAGTAGCATGGGATCAGCGTTTGGAGGTGCTATACAAACCGCATTAAGTGGGGGAAAGGATTTAGGTACTGCAATTAGATTAGCAACAAAAGCTGCACTAGGAGGTATGGCTGCTGATCTTGCAGCAAATGCAATGTATTTTGGTATTCTTGCATTAGGATATAAAGCGGGTATAGCAGCTACGGGTGGTGCCACGGGCAAGAGTGCCCAAAGTGCAGCAAAAGCTGCCGGAATATTTGCAGCCGGTGCAGCTACACTAGGCATTGTAAGTTCTGCTATTAGTGGAAGAGGAGGATCATCTGACGTATCATCTAAAGGTACGGGAGGAAACGCAAATGACGGAAAAGGTGTTGGTGGATTTAAGGACATGATGAATGCAATACAAGGAGAGCAAGTTTTTAGATTAGCCGGTAATGATTTAGTTACGGCAATCAATAGAACAAATACATTTCAAGGAGCAATAGGAGGATAAAATATGGCTATGTATCAAAAAAAATACACATTAGAGTTTGATGACATTATTCAAGGAGAATTTAATGATTATAAACTTGAAATATTTAAAAAATATGAAATAGATACTTTAGATACTTCTAATAATGTTTATGTTAGTGCTTATAATGCTGCTCAAGGATTGCTTTATAAAGGTACTCCCGTTTATATTCAATCGGGAATAATATACAGATCAAAAGCAAATGATCCGACATCAATGCCCGCTCAAGGTGTAATATACGCTGATATGCCTCAAAGTTCGGGTGGAAATGTGTTGATTAGTGGTATGATGGATTATGGAACATCTTATGGAGATCAAGATGTTTGGGTTGGTTCTACGGGGGGATTGGTTCTTACAGAACCTACATCGGGTGTAGTTCAAAAAATAGGATATAAATCGGGTACGGGTTCGGGTTCTTTTCTTGTTCTGCTTGATAATTTAGTAACATTAAAAGGCAATAACAGTCCTATACAATTAACTTACAACTCAACTCAAGATGATTTACTTTCACCTTTTAGATCAAGTTATTTAGATATTTCTTTTTATAAAGAAAGTTTATCTGATGATTATACCGAATTATTTGCTGCTGAAGATGATGCATATAAAGTATATTTATTAAAAAATAATGAATTATTTTGGAGAGGTTGGATTGGCTCTCAATTATTTTCTGAACCATTTCAATCACCACCATACTTAATAAATTTAAGAGCATATGATGGATTGCATTTATTAAAAAATAAATTATATTTTGACAATATAGACGTTTTTCAAGCACAATCAAATACGCTTAATGATAGATATGGATATCATAATATTACAGATATAGTTGAAAAATGCATATACAATACGGGTGTTATTGGTGATAGTATATATTTAGATTCTGATCTTTATTATTACATAAATATTACAAACGGAAGTAATTTTGCATCACAATTTACTTACAGAACAAGAATACACCATCAAACATTTTTAAAAGGTGAATCCAATTCAATGAATATGGAAGAAGTATTAAAAATAATTTTAGAAGCATTAGGGTGTATTATATATCAGAGAGATGGAGATTGGTGTATTATGCGAATATCTGATTTAACATTAAATGCATCATCTAATTGTGTTAAAAGAAGTAATTGGAGATATGATAGTTCTACTTTAATAAATTATGTAACCACAACAACTGTACCTCAAGGGTTAACAAGAATGACTAAAAATACTAATTTTTTAAAAGTTGAAGGAAAGGGTTCTTTTACAATGCAATATCCATTAAAAGAGGTTATTATAGAGCAAGAGTTTGATCATAATATGATCACAAAAACAACCATTGATTCTGTAAGAGATTTAGGGGCATCTGATCCAAGTGGTATTTATTTGTTTGATGAGTGGGAGCCAAGTGGAGCAAATGTTCAAGAAGCCGTAGTTTTAAGATCGCAACAAGTATTAAGTGAACAAACAGACATAGCTAAATCTTTTATAGAAGTAGATTTAAATCCATCGGGAGTTGTTATGGATTATTGTGACTCACACTTATATTATCCCCAATCTCACGATTGTAAAATAGATTCATCTCATATAAAAGGATTAAAAGCATTTGCTAAAATACGTCCTATAGGTAGAAATTTAGTTCAAAAAGAGGCAGCAGATATAATGTTTAGTCCAAAATTAAAATACGCAGTAAGCGGTTCTATAAAAGAATACGGTTTTGGAAGATCAGAGTATTATCAAAGTTCAATGATCGATAAAAGAATACTGAGAATGAATTTAGAGGGAATGCCACCGGTTAATGGTGGTACGGGACGTCCGGATGGGCAAACTTTAAAGAAAAATTTACTTATTTTAACTTTTGCTCCTAACCAAGCGGGTTCGGGAAATGAAAAATTTAATGTAAAAGTTTATCAAAACGGATTATTTTATTGGGAAAGTGGAACAGTACAACACAACGGAACTATTGTTTCCAATTTTATTTTTGGAGGAGGATATGATTCGGGAAGTGTAAATTTCTTTGATCCCAACAATAAGTTTATGATGTTTGAGGAAGATTATACTGTTGTATATGAAAAAGTTCTTGGAAATCCAATACCAATAAGATTTGAATGGTATATACAAGGCAATAATGAAGCAGATAATTATGAAGTTTCATGGGTTAGTATGCCCGATGCCTTGCCACAAGTAGAGGCAACTACTAATAACTTTAAATTTGCAGTAGTACAACCATATCCATACACTCAAACGCAAGAATTTAGAGATGGTGGTAATTTTGGTACAACAAAGGCAAGTGTTGGTAGGTTTAATTTATCTTCTAATATGTTTAGAAAAGAATTTAATTGTAGTGATAATAATTATTTACCTATAGCAGTAAAGACTAATGAAATAAATAATTGGAAAGAATATACTATTACGGGATTTGAGAATTGGAATTCAAGTATTGCAAATCTTACCATAAGTATGCATATTTTTGGAGCAGCTAAAGTTGTGGATGTAAATGAAGATAACATTTCTTCTCCTTATAGTGATACATATGATGTAAGTTATACTGACATGAAACTACTACCTTTAGTAACAAGTAACCGGTTTACTCCAAAAAAACAAGAATATAAATTAACTCAATTAGGAAACTTTAGTAACAAAAAAAATAAAAAAACAAAATTAGGATCGGGTTTGTTTAATACCGGATCAAACAGATTTATAGGTTTTACAACAACTTCGGGTACGGGTTCACAACACAGTTGGGATGATTGGAGTGATACTAAGATAACAAACAGTACAATGCAGCATTTACTAGCATCGTGCTATATGGAATTGTATAGGGTTTCTGTTAGAAGATTAGATGGAATGCATTACGGTAATTATACTTACGGAAACACGTTGTTACTTCGTGTAAATAATACTACTGAAACGTTTAATGGCTCTCAAGGCAGATTTTTCCCAATGGGTGTTAAAATGGATTTAAAAATGGCTAGAACAACTTTTACCGGAGATGATTTATTAGATAATTCCGGAACAAATTGGTTAACCGGCTTAACTAAAACAATTAAGTGGATTGGTGATAATGATATTACTGAAACAGAAACTTTAACCTAAAATATTTGCAGTTGTAAAATCTATTCTATACAATTGTACGGTTAAACATTTTTTTTAAACAATAAACAAGCATATATGACAAAGACAAGTAAATCTCTTAACGAGAAGTTATTTGCTTTACAAAATGAGATAGGTGCTATTAGTAAAGATGCTAAAAATCCTTTCTACAAAAGCAAGTACTTTGACGTTAACTCATTAATTAAACAATTACAACCATTACTCCAAAAGCATAGATTATTGCTATTACAACCAATAGAAGAAACATTGGTGTATAGTAAAATGATATGTATTGATAGTAATGAGTTTGCAGTTAGTTGCATGAAATTACCGGACATACCCGATCCTCAAAAGATGGGTTCTGCGGTAACATATTACCGTAGGTATACGTTGGGTTCATTGTTAGGATTACAGTCCGTTGATGATGATGCAAACCTTGCTAGTAGCGTTGGTAATAGTAATTCCAATAAACTTCCAAAGGATAGATTTGATAAAGCAATAAAAGCATTTAAAAGCGATCCCGAAGGAGTTAAAAAAGAGTTGAGGAAGTATATATTGGATGCTCCTCAGTTAACCATTTTAAAACAAAACAAAATAGATTTAAAATAATTATGGCTGATTTATATTTAGGTAGTTTGAATATCGAAGCGATTGAAAAACTAAAAAGTAAAGCATATAACAACAAAAATTTAAATGTTGCTATATGGGTAAATAACGATGTTGATCCAAATGATGATAATGAGAATTGGAAAGCAATTAGCATATCACATGGTAATAAGAAACAAGGTGAAGACGTTGTATATCTTGGTAATGCAAAGAAATTTGTTACTCAAGAAAAAGTGCCGTTTTAATGTTTGAAATAAAGAAGGTTATACCGGATTTATCAAACGAATTATACCATTCAGTAGGAGCGGGGATTATATCCTCCTCCTTTTTGAAAGGAGTGTATAAGCATAGCGTAAGAAAAGCTAAAATACCTTTAGAGCCAAATGATGCTTTAACGTTTGGTTCTCAATTTCATGATATATGTGAATTGGGTAGTAAAAAATTTCAGAGTAAATATTCTGTCATTCCCGAAGAGAATAGTAATAAAAGAACTAAGGCTTATAAAGATTTTATTAAGGACAACAAGAATGCCATTACAAAGGCTGATAGTGTTAGAATAAATAGAATGTTTGATAACTTAAATAGTAATGAATTTTATCGAAGCCTAGAGGATAATTATGATGTTCATGCAGAACATTCATTTTATGCAGAAAGAGATGGTTTAGATTTTAGGATACGTCCGGACAAGCATTACTCACATGAAGGTGAAATATTATATGTTTGTGATTTTAAAACTACTTCTGATTGCAGTACTTTTAAATATGACATAACCAAATATTCTTATGATTTACAAGCAGTTTTCTATTCGGATGTACTCGGTATTAATCCGTCTGATTTTTACTTTATCGCTATTGAAAAAACGTACCCATACACATGTCAAGTGTTTGGATTATCGGATGATTCAATACGAAGAGGTAGAACCAAAATGGATATAGCCATAGGTAAAATTAAAAGAGGTGAACTATCTCTTGGTTACGAATTAGTAGAGAGAGTATAATGTTGTTAAAAGATTATACAAAACAATTACCAAACGAAGTATACATATTTGGTAGTGGTTCATCATTGGATTTATATGCTGACAATTATTGGGATGGTAAGTTTACAATTGGAATAAATAAAAGTTATCAATTTGATAAGCATTTAGATGCAGTTGTATTGTCTCATGGTACGTATATAGAGGACGTAGAGCAAAATTATTCTCATTTAGACTTATTTGTATCTAGATACGATTCAACGCACGTTAAATACGGTTTAAATAAGTTTAATGATGCAACAACATATGTTTATGATCATTATAAAAACACCGGATTTGATATTATACCAAAAATAGGTTTAATGGATAAGCCGGAAGAAAATAAAGTAATTACATGTGGTGATACAGTATGTAGGGCAATTGGTGTATTTGTACATCTTGGAGCAAAAAACATATGGCTAGTAGGATGTGATGGTGTAGGTAATCCGGAAAATAAAATAAACAGAAAAGATTACTACCCTAAAAATGTAAACATTAATGCTACTGTAGGACATGCTGCACGAAGTATGCAGAGTAAATTGTATTTAAGAGATAATCTAAAAAAGTACGGAGTAAATATTAAATTTTTAAAACCATGAAAATAGATTTATTAACGTTTTATATTAATGAAAAAGATTTTTACGGATTTGATTTATTATCTGTAAATTCAAAATGCTTGTTAAGCATTGCTTACGACAAGTTTTTTAAAAGGATACAAATAGAGATATTTTTTAAGCCTTTGTATTGATGAGAAAACCAAAGACAAGGAATAATGGCTCAATGACGGAGGCAGCGTTCTTTGGATGGTTACGTTCATTACTTAGAAATAGGTACATGAGAGGTTGGAAGCCTCATAATGAAGTTGCCAAAGATAATCGTAGGGCAATAACATATAAAAGCAGATCAAAGTGGGAATACCAATGCGCTGATTGCGGTAATTGGTTTTTAAGAAAAGAGATTGATATTGATCACATAAACCCATGTGGTACATTAAAATCCTTTGAAGACTTATCTGAATTTGCTAAGAGATTGTTTGTAGAAAAGGATGGTTTGCAAGTATTGTGTAAGCCTTGCCACAAAAACAAGACATATGACAATGAAACTAATTCACCATTACTTTAAACACTATAAGGAAGATAAATTTGTTAACCTAGTTATTAAAGGAAACGAGGTATTTGCAATAAATAAAATAACAAACTGTAAACAAATTTTTATTGATTCAAGTGAAAGCATTAAGATTAACGATGCCAAAGATTTGGAAAAGGTTAAAAAATATATTAATGGCAACTAGTATTGAATTTAGAGAAAAACACAAAGCTAAAATAAAAGATATGTTAATATTTGACACACTACTATTTAATAAACGAGATGATTACGATAGCGTAGAAGAGGCTTATCATATGCTAAGATATGATTACATGAAACATGCTAAAGTTTTCCTACCGGCAAACTACGCTAGGTTTAGAGGTATGATTACTCAAGGAGCAAAAGAAATATTAGCCGAAAGAAAGAGATTTAAATACGTTATTAATGATTGATTCATTCTTAGAAAATATTGATCATTTACATGATTTGGTAGTAATTAAAACAAATATACCAAAAGATGTAAAAAAGGATGTTGTAATGCGTATTCGAACAATGAAGAAAAATCTTGTAGAATATGTAGAAAGTAATGCATTAACTGATGTTGATGGGGTAAATGCTGATAAAGCAGATTTTTGGAGTTGGTTGAACAGTAGTAATAGTGCTGAAACAACTTTTATAAAAGAGTACGATAGGATATTTAAGTGGAAAAGAGGTTGGGTAAATACTTGGACGGGGTATTCAAATGAAGGAAAGTCATCTTGGTTGTATTTTGTTTTGCTAATAAAGCTATTACAAGATAAAAATGCTAAAGTTGCCATATTTAGTCCGGAAAATTATCCTAGAAACAGATTTGTAAAGGATTGGGTTAAAACAATGTTAGGTTATGATCCAAAGAATAGCACAAAAGCAAAGTGTGAAAAGATGATAGAAATGTTTGAGGATAGGTTGTTTTATGTATACCCATCATCACATGATATTGATTCTATTGAAAATCAATTTAAAAATCTTGTTAAACTTCATCAAGTAAACATTACTATAATTGATCCTTACTTAAAAATTAGTAAGCCTAGTGGAGTAAATGATTTGCAGTATTTAACATCATTTGTTAAAAGGCAAGAAGTTTTTGCTAAACAAAATAATGTAAGCCATCATGTAGTATATCACCAATTAACTCCACAAATGGATGAAAGTGGTAACTATGTTCCGGTAGATATGTATAGGATAAAAGGTGGAGGTAGTATTACTGATGGTTCTGATACCGTTAGTTCTGTACAACGTCCTTATAGGAAGACTGATGCTGAAGACAAATCAGTTATTATAACAACACAGAAGGTAAAAGATTTTGATTTGTTTAGTGACGGGTATTTGCGTATGGAATATCATTTGAGTAAAAATAGATATTTCTTAAATGGAATTGATATCTTTGAAGAAGCTATGAAGAATAGCGAGTTCAAGACTGAACTATTTTAATATGAAAACGATAATAACGATACTAGCGTTGTTAAGTGCAGTAGCTGCACCGAACGCAACATTAGAGAATAATTACGATACATATTACTCTATCGAATACGATGATACACCATCAGTAGATTCCCTCCTCCAAAGTATTATAAAAGTTGAATCAAATGGAGATTCATTGGCGGTAGGCGATAAGCATTTGAGTACACCAAGTATAGGTTTACTCCAAATTCGTAGAGTAATGGTAGATGAAATTAATAGAATTCTCAGAAAACGTAACGATACAATACGATATTTTTATTCGGATAGGTGGAGTGCGTCTAAATCAATAGAGATGTATTACATATGGAAAGGTTATCACCATAATGAATCTAGCAATGAAGTAATAGCTAGGAATTGGAACGGAGGTACATACGGATACAAGAAAACATCAACAGTTAAATATTGGGCAAAGGTTAAATCTAAAATGTATGGGAACAAGAAAAGCGTTTGAATTAAATATTAACATGTTAGAAGAGATTTTAGATGTATTAAATGATGAATACGAACAATTAGAATATGTTGATATAGTTGATTACAACAATAAAGAAAAGATAATTACAAGATTGGTTGAATGTATGTTGAATTTTAATGAAGACATACATAATGAAATGATTGAAGATGAAATATATAAAATATTAAGCGATGATTAAAGGATATTATCCCCCAAGAGACATTGAAGGTTATCTAGTTGATAACTTATCAGATGTACCAAAAGAATCTGAATTGATTGATTATAATGAGTTTTATAGGTTGTTTAAAAATAAAAGAACACATTATATATATAAAATTAAAAAACCTAAAAGTCCATTAACAAACTTGATGAGCAAAATTATAGATTAATATATATGAGAGATTGGACATTACCTACCTACAAACCAAAGGTTACAGAAGTTGAATTTAATATCAATAATATACCTAGACAAATTACTCAAGGTATAATTATAAAAGCAGACAACGAGGATTACAATAAAAAAAGCATAGCACATGCTTACGTTCATTTAAATGGTGAAATAAAGCTATGTTTAAATGATAAGATGATATCAGAAGATGATAATTATTTAGTGATTAAAGTTCTTGTAATAAATAGGCGTGATAACAGAACTGAGGGATTAAAGCAAATAACATCCGGAAGTGATTATCTTAAAGCACCTCAATTAGATGCAATAGCATGGTTATGTAGAAAATGGTGTACTGAGTATTACACAGACAATATAATTAATCAAGCCGGTGAAATGTTTCCTATGGATTTATTATATAAATATATTCGTAACGAGGGTTTTACTAAGTATCAAGAATAAATAATGAAATTAGGCAAAGCACAGAAACATAACATGATTATTGCTCTAATGGCAATATTCTCTTTCTGTATTGTTGTTTTTTCAAT